TTTGCACTGAGCGTTACACTTGAACTCTCAAGACCATGTATTAGTGTGTTACCAGCAACAGAGATTTCTTTGAATGTACCGTTTGCGTGTGCATTGTAGTTAGCACCACCGCTATTGATTATGATTGCTTCGATAGAACCACTAACCGCATTTGCTGATACGTTTGCATCAGGAATGACAGGAGCAAAATCGTTTGTCGCAAACTTAGACCAATCTGCTGCTGAAATATTATACATGAACTTCCAGACATACTTATCGTTAGTCTGATAGAACTCATCAGAAGCAGAAGTCTCTGAGAATAATGGTTGGTCGTTTGCAGCAGCACCGCCGTTGTTATCTAAGCATTTGAATACAGCATAGTTGCCACTCTCTTCTGAGATGGCATAGAAGTTATCTGTTGCTTGAGATGTGCTGGTGTAACTGTAAGCAGAATATGTGTTACCGGATTGCCAATCAACACGGCGAATCATATGCTTCACATCATCTGAAGTAATCTTTTTGCCGAACAAGAGATTATCATACACATCATTATGCACACCAAATGTACTATCAGTTGGTGCTGGCGGTGTATTGTCATCTGTGAATGGCAAAGTCTCACCAGTAAACACATAGTATAAACTGTTTGAAGACTCTGAAACAGACTCAACGAATTGAGCCGCCATATGCGTTTTGAATTTATCTGTAACTAATTTCGTCATCTTCTCTTTTGCTTTATGATGTGGATACGGTATCAGTTGTCGAAGTTGCTGCTGTAACATTAGTATTTATAGTGCTATTCTTCACGACTGTACCAAATAGTTCAGTACCAGCAACATGAAGAACTTTCTTTACAATGTCACGATAGCGATTGATTGAGACGCCAGTTTGAATATCATACGAGTATTCTTGATAATATTTGTTGTCTCTTACTTTAGAAACATCACTGAGGTGTGATGTAGTTGTTTCCCAGTAGCCTGTGCCAGTACCTTCTGTTGCCACAACCGAGTTAGCGGTAATGACAAAGGAGTTGTTAGCACTTGTCAGTGACATTGCTTGGTCACCCAAATAACCATAGCCAGAGTCTATAACATCAACGGCGGTTGCTACACCATCTGCCACGATAACATCACCAGTCACTATAGCATTATCACCCATTGAGTTTGATACTAAATCGATAGCATCATCGCCAATAGAGAAACTTGCAATAGCACCAGAACTCTTACCAATAATGTTAGACGCTGACCAACTTGTATTGAAACGTGTTCTCTTAACATGCAACACACTGCTATTAGCAGAAATGATAACACCTTTCTCTGTACTATCTTGCTCTATGATTTCACCTGGAGTGAAGTTACTAGTAACAAGAGTGATATTTAGATAGATGTTTTTTCTGTCGTATGCTGCGATATATTTATTATGCACTGAAATGAACGGATCAAGATTATAATCAGTACCTGGGTTAATTCTTGTCAGTGATGTTATTGTACCCATCGTAAAGTTATCATCTGTGAACAGAAACTGAAATTGAGTTGTTGAATCACCAGTTGGATGTTTGATAAATCCATAACCAAAGTTCATAACAACTGCTACTGTAGCATCTGTGCCACCACCATTATCTGGTAATACGATTGTTGGTGTGTCATAAAAACCTTCGCCTGGGTTATCAACTGTGATAGAAGTAATCACACCACTACCGTTTGTTGTGATTGAAGCGATTGCCGACACAACTGGGTCACCACTAGCATAACCACCACCCGTAAACGTGACGTTACCAGTACCATTTGCGTATCCAGTGCCACCATTTGTAATCGTGATAGAGTTTACAAACCCAACACCACTGTTTGCACCTACAACTGTCGCATCCAAGAAAGCTATGTTTGCAACATTCTTAGCGCCGACAAAATCAGTGTTTAGCGTAACAGTCTCTTCGTTCTCTAATGCGCCTGGCTGGAACGTTGCTCCACTACCAGTGCCAACTGCATTGATAGTAAGTTCTAGATTAGGCTGTGCTGTAAGGTCAATCTCTTTCAAATCTTCACGAGAAGTTTTAATTGTCATACCAGCACCTGCAACATACGAGAATGCAGAGGTGTTACTGTGTAATCCAACGTGTGTTGTGTTTTGACCAACAACAACACCAGTCACTGTATTGTTAGCAATCGTATCGATAACACCATTTGCAGTTGCGACACCATTGTACCAAGCATCAGAAGCACCAGTTGCTGTTATAGCACTAATCGTTTCTTCAACTCTTGTCTCTCGACCTCTTATCTTCTTGCCAGCAGTAAACTCACCAGATGTTACTTTGATATTCCAAGTGTTGGCATCTGATGCTGATGTGGCAATACCAGTTGCTCCAGTTGTATTGATAACAACCGAGTCAATCGTTTCTGTCGCTTGAACTGTACCGTTAGCATAATATAGTTCTATTTCTTCAGTCGCTAGGAATGTACCAAAAGCCGGCTCAAGTATTAGAGTTTCAGCAGTAGTATTAGCAACAGTTAGATACCCATAAGCATATGCTGATAAGTATTGACCATTTGCTACTGTTGTGAACTTCTGCATCTCTAGTTTCTCACCAACATGAGAAGAGAAGATGCTTGCATCAACAACATTCAATGTGATGGTCGATTCTTCATCAACGATTTCACCAGCAGATAAAGTTGTGTTATCTGCTGTATCAATCAACAGTTGGTTTGCAAAGGTGCCACTTGTAATCACAAGAGTTGCGCTGGTGTTTGCATCGTCAGCACTCAACGATACGACTTTACTATTGGCAACAACCACATACTCTAGAACGGAAATAACCGCACCATCACCAGGGTCTGAATCAAATGTGATATGTGTAGAGTTTGTTGAGAATTCAGTGTTCGCTATGATTGTATTATTTGTTATGACAACAATATCATTTGAGTCTGATACAGTAGACCTAAGAAATGCGGGACCGTTTGTCGAGTTTGCTGTATATGTTGTTGGATATACTTTGACACCCAAAACAAAGTCATCAGCAACCGATGCTGAGTTGGCAGCAAGATTGTCGAAATACTCATCAGCAAAATCTTGTGCGCTAAGTAGAGTAACAATCTCACGCTCTTGTTTTACAGTCTCAAACTGAATAAACTGATTTAGAGTGTTCGAGTTATCAACAGCAATCATCGCTGTGGCAACACGAATGTCTGTATAATCGTCTGTCGTATCACCATCATCAAGGTCGTTGAGTGTGTAGCCCGAACCACCATCTACGAGTTCAAAGTCAACTCGACCAGTAGCGTTTTCAATACCAGTAACACGAACTTTACCTTGTCTGCCTGTATCATCGCTTACATCGAAAACGTCACCAATAACGTTGTTTCTACCACCATTGACAATGTTCATAGATGAGAGAGAACCAATAATCTTTGGTGCGTTTGTGAGAAGACCATCATCACTAACCAACTCATCGGTCGTAAACGAACCCTTTATATCGCTCAGATACAAAATGTCAATGATACGACCCTGAACTCTTTTCTTTACGAGTCCTTCAACGAAAGCAGTAGCACCAGACCTAGAACCCGTGATTTGATTTTCAACAAACCCAGCAGACCTTGCTGACTGTGTGACTTCAATGTATTTGGGAATCTTATACTTACTATCTGAAGCACGAAGTATGTCATCGCCAGGATAATATACTGATGCTTCTTCGTTGAACAATAAGCGAATCAGAAGTTCAGTTGCTTGTGGTGTACCCTTTGAGCGATAGTAGTCCATGATATGCTTGATAGCAAATCGCTTATCTACCGCTTTTGCATAAGGAAACTCTGAGAGATACTTCTCTTTGAAATGAACTAGAAAACTATCTAATGTCTCATCAATGTCCCTGTTCTGAAACATCGAACGACTGAGTGTGGTAGGAGACTCCGAAGTGTTCTCCATAAACTCATAGTATGCCTTTGTGAAGGCAACTAGGTTTGGACCGTCTTCCCTATAAACAGCAGGAAACTGCTGTTCGATATACTCTGAGATAGTTTTCGATAGGTCATGCATTACTGAGTCGCAGCCTCTACTGTTACGCTAACATCAACGTCACGGATTGAGATAATCTTACTTGCAGGACCAATGATATCTTGTGTTTCTGGTCTACCATAAATCTTGACGGCACTACCAGAGAAAGAACTAACATTCAAATCACGAATGACTACACGCCCTGTAGTATAGTCTACTGTACCAACATCACCGTTCAGCACTTTGTACCCATCAACTGTAGTTGTAATAATTTCTAAAACACCATCACTGTTATCTTGTATGTATGCGGTTTGTGTTTCAAATACAAAGTTAGAAGTTTTGACTGCTGGTGTGTGACTATTGATATCGTCGCCAGCACTTATAGGATGATCCTGTCTCAAAGGATTGCTGAAATCAGCAGTGATGCTTGAAGCCTGACTAGCCACTGGAATAAAATCAATAATCATTCTAAGTTCTGTATCATTAGACACAATAGAGTCTGCTGTGTCATCAACAAAACGAGCAACTCTAGATTGTCTAACATTCTTTTTGAAGTCTGCTAGATATGCTGTGTTATATGAACCTATTGATGTTCTTACCAGTGCTTCGATTGCAGCCTCTGTAGCATCTGAGATTTTTGTGTTATGATACACTGTCGTATCAACAGCGACAAACAAAAACTCTGGTGACAGAACCACTGGGTCAATCGCAAGAGGTGTACGCTCTTTTAGAAACTTCTTATATTTCTCTTTTGCGCTTTCTGATACGCCATCACTGTTCTGAATATCAACATGAACCATAACCTTACCATACTGAGGTGGGTCTAGCTCTTCGCCGCCTTGTACTGATACTGCTTGTATTTCAGAGAACTTGTTTTTCAAAAGATTTTCATAATCAGATTCTGTGACTGCTCTATCTTGTATCTGAATAGATTTTGGAGCATAGAACTTGATTGAATCCAGCGTTTCTTCTTCAGCACCCGAACTAGAGTTTGTTGTCGTTGTGACTGTCGCTGTGTATCCTTGTATCGTACCAGTTGGTGTAAATGTAGTAGCACCGTTTGGCGTTGTACCACTGGAGATACGATAGATGACCTCAACAACTTCACCAGTCTTTGGCTCTCTACCAAACACATCATTACCAAACTCTAGTTCGTAACGATTGAGTTCTGCTGGTTGTATATAGAACACGTTATCACTCGAACCAACATCAAAGAGATTTGGCTTCAGAGTATAAGCAGTAACTTCAGCATCAGCAGCAGAGGAAGCATATACATTTACTACAATACTGTCTGTATCAACTCTCTTGTTAGAGATAAGATATTTTGTGCTTGCTGTTACGTCGTAGTATTCTTTTTCAATTCTACCTTCGTGAAGAGAAACATCAGTAGCAGAATACACACCAAGATTTGGTGTGATAGTATACACTTGGTCTGTGCTAAACGTGTATGACTTACCATCAACATTTGTGGTGAACTTCGTGTATTTTGGAACTGTGATGAATGCTGGACTATCACCCGGCGTAAATGTCAGAGTAACTTTTGCGTTTGATGACCTGTACGACCTTGGTAGATAGTTCAACTCTTTTGCATGAGATACAACAGAATCTCTTAGCTGCGCTGAGTCGAGAAACATCTCACCAAGAGCCATGTTCGTATAAAAACTATTCTGAAATGTATTGTATGCCAACACATCAAGAAGGACGGACATATTAGACCCGTCGTAGTCATAGTCAGCAAACTGTGCTTGACCCTGAAGAAATGTTTTTAACTGACTCTTGATTTGATTGAAATCAAGTTCCGAGATAATAGTTCCTGCCATTTTATCTCACTCTTTCTAAAAGTAATTCTAATGTAACTGGTTCTTGTACGTTGACAACACGAAATACGATTGTGACTTGAACTTCGTGTTCCTGTGAACTCTGAGCAATAACTACATCAATAACATCAGCCCTTGGTTCATGTGCTTCAATAACGTCTTTTATATGCTCTTGCATCGTCAAGAATGTCTGTGGTGTAATGTTCTCAAACAGCATAGCACGAATGTTACCACCAAGATTTGGTTGGAACAATCGCTCACCTCTATCTGTCAACATAAGATTACGAAGAGATTGTTTTACAGCATCAACGTTTGTTTTGCGTAAGACTGTGCTACGAATTGGATGCTTATCCAAGTCCGTAAAGAAGTCCGAGTATACAACTCTTTGTGTTAATGGTGTTGCCATATGAAGCAATCTCCAGTTTTCTTTTTATTTATACTTATTATTTATGTAACT